GCACGATGATCCCGCCGCACTCGACGCGGCACAGCACGGGGCCGGGCGCGTACTTCAGGGCGTCATACGGGTCGACGCTGGCGTGCAGGCCGCTCTCGCGGAGCACCGGCTCGCCCGGGTGCGTGAGCTTGACGCCGTCCGCCGGGACGGGTCGGCCGTCACGCAGTGTGGCACCTACGAAGTGATACGCGATCATTGGAACCTCCGGGAGTAGGTGACCCGCACCTCCTTGGCGCGCGGGTCGAGGTAGACGTACACACCGCGGCCCAGGGCCGAGCCGAGGGCGCCGCCGGCAACGGTAACGAGCAGGTCTTGCAGCGAGCACTGCCCGCCGCCGTCCGCGTCGATCACCTCTTTGGCGAGACCGGCCGCGGAGGCGAGCGCGATGCCGTGCCATGGGTTGCCCTCGTGCAGCGTGCCGACGAAGCCGAAGATCGCACCGGCTTGGGCGTGGGTGACCTTGTCCGGGCCGCGCCAATTGTCATTGGCGAGGCACTTCGCGTGCACGCCTTCGCAGGCGAGGACGGCGATGGCAGTGACGCCGGCGGCAAGGAGGGGGCACAGGAAGCGGGTCATGATTGGTCTCCGGGAGGTAGGGTGCGGACTGCACCGGCAAACCCTGGTTGGGCTTGCCGCTGGGGTCAGGCCAGGTTCGCGTCGAGCTCGGCGCGCAGCGCCTGGTATGCGGCGACCACGCGCTCGCGGTGCGCCGTGTACAGGTCCGCGGGCACGGTCACTTCGAAGAACGTGTAGGTGCCCGGCTCGTCGTTGCGCGCCTGCTGGGCCAGCGTTGCGGCGAGCGGAGGGAACACGGCGACCTGGTGCGCGCTCATTGCGGCTTCGAGAGCGTGCCAGTTCGCCGCGGAGGGTGTGCTGGCGAAGTTGTGCGCAGCGTGGAGGAAAGCGACTTTGGCGGCGGTCTTGGCGGGGTTGTTCATGGTGAGAGGCCCGGGGTTGCGGTGCGACAGTGCACGATGGGGAGTGTAGTCCTCCCAGGGACTCAGGAACGCCCGATCTCTAGGTACTTTCCCTAGTCTGTGTATCGTGGCGTAACGGCGATATCACCATGCGGAATGAAACCCGCGTTCGGTATCACATTGCGGAATGGTTGACCGGCATGCGAAAATAGGCCCTACTGCCTGAGGCCCAAAAACCCATGATCGAAGACCCTGATGTATCGGTGTCGCGGCCCCAAAAGGTTGGGAACGCGTGGGTCATCACGTGCTACGACCGAGTCCTTGGCGACTCGGCGTCTAAGTCGTTTTCGACCCGGGAGATGGCCGACCGGGCGCGCGCTGACTTTCTCACCGGCACGTCGTTGACCGATCGCGTGGGCACCCGGGATCAGCGGCCCCCACGCTCAGGGTTCGCGCAGATTGACCCGACGCCGAATCGAAACACGCAAGTCGGGGCGCGGCGCGGCAAGAAGCACTTCGACCTGAACAGCGTGGCCGACGTGCTCTATGACCACGGCCTGGACCCAACGGTCGAGCTCGCGAACATCCTGAAGCCCGTGCCGGTGCTGGACGTGCATGGCAAGCCGAAGCTCGACGACGCGGGGCGGCCGATCATGGAGTCGCGCCTGGCGCCCAGTGAGCACGCCCGCGTGCTCCTGGAGCTCCAGCAGTACGTGCACCCGAAGCTCAAAGCGGTCGAGATCACCCAGAAGACGCTCGAGCCGACACCCGATGAGGTGAAGGCGGAGATTCAACGACTGATCGACAAGGCATGCTGACCAGCTACGACGCCCTCTCGTACTTCCAGGTGCTCCTGGAGCGCATGGAACGCCTGGGCTCCCCGGTGACGGCGTGCCTGTCCGGGGGCCACCTGCTCCGGGGCACCCTGCGGAAGGACTCCCTGGCGCCCGGCGCCTGGTTGCTCCTGTGGACCACGCCCAGCCCCCACAGCGCGCTCGCCGAGACACGTTTCCACGTCTCGCAAGTCGTGGCCGTTACCGTCGAGGTGGTGGGGTGATCGACCTTTCCGCCGTGAACCTGGACAACCTCGACCCGGACGACCGGTCGCGCCTCCTGGACCTGCTGCGTCTCACGGACAAGCAAACCCGGGAGAACTGGCTGCCACGCTACAAGCCATACCCCAAACAAGAGGACTTCCACGCTGCGGGCGCTGGTGCCCGGGAACGTCTCTTCGTCGCCGGCAACCAGCTGGGGAAAACGCTCTCAGCAGCGGCTGAGACCGCCATGCACCTCACCGGCCGGTACCCCGATTGGTGGAAGGGCCGGCGATTCGAGCATGCGGTGCGCGCGATCGCAGGGTCGGAGTCCGCGGAGCTCACCCGCAAGGGCGTGCAGCGCCTGCTGCTCGGCCCGCCCGAACTGCGGGAAATGTGGGGCACGGGCGCAATCCCCCGGGACGCGATCCAGGCCACGTCTCCACGGGCGGGCGTCCCGGACGCTGTGTCGAGTATCGTGGTCAAGCATGCGTGCGGGGACTCGTCAGTCCTGCAGATCAACAGCTACGACCAAGGGCGCTCGAAGTGGCAGGCCGACAGCGTGGATTTTTGCTGGACCGATGAGGAACCACCGGCAGACGTGTACTTCGAGGCGCTGACCCGCACCAACGCCACGGGCGGCATGATGTACCTCACCTGCACCCCACTGCTGGGCATGTCGGACGTGGTGAATCGGTTTCTGGAAGAGAAGCCCGAGGGAACGCACGTCACACAGATGACGATCCATGACGCGCTGCACTACACCAAGGAGCAGGCTGACGCCATCGCCGCGGCCTACCCGCCGCACGAACGTGAAGCCCGGGCGATGGGCATCCCGGTTCGGGGCAGCGGGCGAATCTTCCCCGTCGCGGAGTCCGAAGTCTCGTGCGCGGCGTTTCCGATTCCGAGCCACTGGCCGCGCATCGCCGCGGTTGACTTCGGGTGGGACCACCCGGCCGCCCACGTCTGGCTGGCCTGGGACCGAGACACCGACACCCTCTACATCTACGACGCGTGGTCCGCGCGTGAGACGCCCGTCGCACTGCAGGCGCAAACGCTCATCGGCCGGGGCGCCTGGATACCAGTCGCTTGGCCGCACGACGGCTTGCAACACGACAAGGGCAGCGGCCAGCAACTGGCGGCCCAGTACAAAACGGCCGGGGCGAACATGCTGCGCGAGCGCGCCACGTTCGAAGACGGCACCAATGGTGTGGAGGCGGGCGTGGCCGAGATGCTGACGCGATTCCAAAGCCGGCGCCTCCGGGTGTTCTCGCACTTGGCCGACTGGTTCAAGGAGTTTCGGAACTACTACCGAAAGGACGGATTGATCGTGAAGAAAGGTGATGACCTTATGAGTGCGACACGCTACGGCGTGATGATGCGCCGCAAGGCGATTACGCAGGGCGAGGTGCTGGGCGCAGCGCGCATGGTGCTGCCCCCAACACACGCGGTGCTTGACCCATTGACGGGGTGGTAGCCATGTGGTGCATCGGAGCATTCATCCTTGGCGTGGCTGTGGGCCTCATTGTTGCGGAGTACGCATGACCATCAAAGTGAAGATCGAAAACATGGACGCCCGCAAGGACGCCATCATCGCAGTGCACGTGAACCAGGGAAGCCAGCGACCGGGCGGCATACCGACCCTGCCGCGCAAGCCCGTGGAGCTGAAGGGCGGCGAGAGCGTCGAGCTCTGGGTGCACCGCACCCAGCACCTGGACATCTGGGAGGTGCAAGGGTGAAGTACGCACCGCAGACCTGGCGGGCAGTCGTTGACGAAATGAACGCCGTCGATCGGCGACTGAGCGACGCGATGAATTCGCAGGGCGTGGGCGCCTGGGACGCCCGGCCACGCACACCCCCGTCACCCGCTGACCGAATCGCCGCGATGTTCGTTTACTCGGACTACCTGGCCGAGCTGTCCCGTGAGATGCCGCGATGAAGCCGCACCAACAGCGTGTACTGGACGAGGAGCGCGAGCTGACCGCCCGCTTCGAAGCACTGGACCTGTTCATTGAGGCCCACCCGGTGTTCCGCACCCTCGACCAATTCGAGCAGGCTCGTCTGCGCCGGCAGCGCACAGCGATGAGTCTGTACCGAGACGTCCTGCTGGAGCGCATCTGTGCGTTCCGGCCCCATTGAGAAAGCCCCCGCATGGCCCGCCGCAAAAAGCCCAAGCTCCAGCCCTACACCGGCGAGACGCCGGACATCGCCCTCATGGCCGCAGAAGCCGGCGAGCCGGTGGCGGACGACTCGTTCGCCGCAGCGCTCGGCGACCCCGCGGAGGAGACGGCCGCACGTGACGAGCGGGCACGCTCGGAGCGGCTGCAAGGGTTCGGCGCCACGCTCTCTGGGATGCGCGACCGGTGGATCGTCGCCCGGCGCGCGATGGGCATTGACCAGCGGTTCAAGGACGCGCTGGAGACCTACAACGCCGAGGAGCAGAACAACAAGAAGACCGACATGATGGCGACGGTGGCGCAGGGCTACCCGGTCACTTCGGCGAACCCGGCGGCCCAGCACCGAAGCACCGTGACGTTCGGCCTCACGCGGCAGAAAACAAATGCGATCGAGGCGCGGTTTTCTGACATCGTCTTGCCGACCGAGGATAACAACTTCGGAATCGCTCCGACGCCGAACCCCCGGCTGGTCCGCCGGCAGGAGGACGACACCCCCCTGGCCGACGAATCCGGCGCGCCCATCACGTACCCTCTGATCGATCCGCGAACGGGTGAGCCCAGTGGCGCGACGGCACCGCTGAAGCAATCCGACCTGGCCGAGCGTGAGATGCGGAAGGCGCAGAAGGCGGCGGGGGAGATGGAGAAGGAGATCGCGGACCAGTTCGTCGAGTGCGACGCGAACGCGGAATTCGAAGCTCGGCACCGGGGTCGTCAAGGGCCCGATCGCCACGAGCCGGGTGCGCCGCGCCTGGCTGCGGGACGAGCAACTCGGCACCTACGTGCTGCAGGTGGTGCAGGAAACAAAGCCGGCCAGCTTCCGAGTGAATCCGCTCTACGTGTGGTGCGACCCCGCGTCCGGCGACAACATTCATCGGGGCACGGGCGTCTTCGAGTTCACGGCAGCCACGCGCAAGATGGTCCAGGACCTGGCGAAGCAGCCGGGATACATGCCAGACGCGCTGCGGCAGGTCCTGAC